GGGCACCAATTAGGTGAATACTTCACCGCAAATGTATGACGAGAACTGATATTCTCACTGACCCTGCTGGGTCCTTCCAGGTTACATACGTACCTGTCGGGACTTACCCTCCTGTCTCTCCGACGACAAATTCCTATCCGTCTTACGACGCTAGGAACCACGTTATCGTTGAGACTCAGAGGGGTCGCCAAAACGCCAATGACTGCTTCCATAGGAAGCGGACCATTGTCCGTCCGGGAGGTGGTGTTACCCACTACCTTTCAAACAACGGCCTACAGTCTCCTAATTATTGGGCGATAAGTTATCCTTATCTCCATTATTTTTGGGAGTACCGTATGCTCCAACCGGCTACTATACCGGCTGGAGAGTACTTTGGCCTTGATGGCACGCAAGGGTTAAATCAGTACGTGACAGACCCCCTTAATGGGCTTGATATTTCAAGTTTCGTAGACGCCGCTATGGCGTATATGCTACCTGGTATCAAACCTCAATTGTCCATAGTCAATTCTATAATTGAACTAAAAGACTTCAAGGGTCTTCCACGGTCGATAGATCGCATGATGCAATTCTTCCATTCTTTACCGTCATGGTTAAGAACGGCGAAAAAGCAAAAAGCGACACTACGTGAGATTACCAAACTCTCGAGTGAGGCGTATCTGACTCATCAGTTCGCCCTCGCGCCTTTGTTGCGAGAAGTGAATGCCCTTTGTGGCATTCTTTCTTCCGTTCGCCTCCAACTGAAAAAGTTGGAGGATAACGCTGCACGCGTCCAGTATGCGCACTATAAACAAGTGCTAACACCGGATGTTGCAGACGGCTCCACTACACATTCACATGTGGAGGGGGGAGCTGGCAACTTCAATTATTCACGTACTGTGACTAATTTGGAGAAGCCTACGTTACGAGCTAGCATGAAATATACGTACCAGATCCATACTCCTAAAGAGTATCGGGCTCGTACTGCATTCTTGGATGCCTTGGGACTCAATTTGAATCCCCAGATTATCTGGAATGCTATTCCATGGTCATTTGTCGTTGATTGGGTATTCGGCGTGAGCCGGTACCTTAGCAACTTCAATATGGCTAACCTCGACATAACAACAAACATACATCAGTTCTGTATAAGCTACAAGTTGAAGAGACGTGTTGATTGCCTTACGGCATACAGCACGAACACTCTCTTGCCAGCTTCTCAGAGACTGACATTAAGGCGGGAGGATGACGTCTATTCCAGACGCGCATTCGAACCTGACTTAACCAGACATTTAGCTTTGTCTGGTCTGAACTTGAAAGAGTTCAGCTACGTCGGTGCGCTCCTAGGCGTACGGGTGTAGTGTTCCTAACCACAGTAAACATATATATGAATACAGTAATTAAGTTCACCGACCCCGTAAAAACCACCGTAACGAAGAACGATAAAATTCTTCATCGCGGTGTTGCCTGGATAGTTAGTCCCAATTCGCTACATACTGAAGGAGAAATCCTTTTGTATATGGCAAATACATTATTCTTTCGGCTAAAGGGTCCCCAAGAAAGGGATCCCGATAAACTGATTGAATTCTATCGCGAAGGTGGCAAAACCATTTTCATACCGGACGGACCTGGTGGTCCTATCTGGATTGAATCTGATTTAGTCATTCCGCGTGGTCAACTGACCGAGTTCACTGACCTCGCAAGACAAGGGTTTGACCGTATTTTTTGGATACGGAATCCGGCCCTCGGTCTTGGTAGTCTCTCTCTAGAAATAGGGAGGGGTAACGAGCCCATTCGGGTTCAACGTACGGAGGCTTTGGAAAAGCCAAGAGTACGCAAAACTAACAAATAGCATGTATTCCAACCCTATTATTGCAAGCAACGGTACCATATCAGTCAGTTTTGACTTCCGTGGTAGTCAGATCAATCAGTCTGAGTACAAAGACGCTAACGCGCCTTTGGATCAGCCTCACACTCTGAAAATCAGTCACCAGTATACTGGTAGCGGGGTAACCCGCCGCCGGCGTACAATGGGACCGAGGATCGATCGCGTCGTTGAAGACGCGCAAGGAGTGCAAGGTACCATTTCTGTGTACCTTGTCGTCGATGTCCCGGAAGGGATTGCGACGACGACACAAGTGACCGAACAGGTGACTCTGATGAAGAATCACTTGGCGGCCACAGGTGTGATTGCTAAGATTGTCGCTGCTGACATCTAGTCGGCGGAGACTACCGTGAATCTTGCAGTAGGGCATGCTCTAGGATGTGTACCATTTGGACACAAATAAGAGCCTAGATAAACACTTACTGATGTTTATCGCTGCTTTACTGCAGGACGTTCAAACGTCTCACAGTGAAGTATATACACCACGTGATATGCGACTGGATTACCGTAAGGTGTCCGATCGAGTATCACGGGAAGGAATAAGCTTTCTAACGAAAGCTCTACCCCGACTAGCTAAAGCCTTTGATAGGGCTTTAACTGGTGAAGTTCCCTTAGACTGTACTGGTTTCCGCAAGGATTCTAGTACCAAGCTCCCTAGATTTCTAGGTAAGCTATTCCAAGGCGTCTTCACTCACGACGGGTTGGTTCTTCCAACTCCATGTGTGAGGTGCATCGCCTCGATCAGACAAGTCTTACTTGTATTTTACAAGTATGAGCTGCCCTATGAAGCAAGCCAAGAACACGAGGTTATCGAGTCTTTCATTAAGACTGAAAACGATATTCTCGACATATCTCAACGCCTTTCGCACCTCGCGCAAGACGTTGATACTAATGTGCCTATCGGTAGGAGGTTTTATAACTTCCCACTTGACGGACACATTATCCGTAAGGCTAGGAGAACTCTATTCGAGCTCTTCAAGCACTTCGACGTTCACGACATCGTTCCGTCCCACGGACCTGGAGCCGTCTCTACAAAAGAGAAGCTCTGGGATAAGTGGAACTTCAAACGAATGTCGCCTAGAACCACCAGAACATATCCGGTTGATGCGTATTTCTACGTATCTCCTAGTCATGTTGCTGATGAACTCCATCGCCTTCAGGCGATGGAAGTCGTCGAATCGTCGGCGCGAGTTGTACTCGTACCGAAGGATTCGAGGGGACCGAGATTGATTTCTTGCGAACCATTGGAATTCCAATGGATACAGCAAGGTCTTTCCCGGGCAATAGTCAAACATGTTGAGCACCACCCGCTTACTAAGCGGAGGGTGAACTTCACTGACCAACAACCAAATCAAATCGCGGCCCTATTTGGGTCTCGAAATGGTAGGTACTCTACACTAGATCTTAAAGATGCTAGTGACAGAGTGTCTGTTGGTCTTGTTCAACTGCTGTTCCCTGAGCCGATTCTATCGGCTTTACTGGACTGCAGGAGCTTGTCTACAGAGCTACC